ACAATGGGAGATAGCCCTTGCAGAGTGAATATGATTTGCATTGCCTGGTCGCGGATTATTTGAACCTTGTTCTGCCGCCGCAGGCATTCTGGCACCATTCTCCCCTGGAAGGGAAACACAAGGTCCAGTACCGTAAAAAACAGAAAAGATTAGGAGCCAAGAAAGGCTTCCCTGATATCCTTATCATCTGGCAGGGTCGGGCGATTTTTATTGAATTGAAAACGCAAAAAGGCCGATTATCCGAGGCACAGAAGGAATGTCACGAAAAACTCACTTTATCAGGGGCTTTAGTGACTACGTGCCGGTCTCTCGAAGAGGTTCAGCAATTTGTGGAGATGACAATTGAATAAACAAATCCTCTGGTATTTAGGAGTTCCCGCTTTAATAGGGTTATATGGCCTTGAAAAAGGAAAGGCAGAGGCATTAGTGCAGGGATGGGGGGAAGAATACCCTCCAGAAGCCGTTTTAAGGGCCCTTACAGCCCTTTCCAAAGAACACCCGCCTGATCCTATATCTTATATGGAAAAGGCTCTGCAAGACGCTCCCAAAGCCATTGAGCCGCCTAAAGTATATACCGGCCAATGGGGGATGAGGATGAAAGCTTGGGATGAAAAGAGGTTTTGGCCTGTTTCGTTTGGCCCGAAGCCAGGGGAAAGCGGTTGCCAAGCACCATCAGAATATTTATGAAAGGATATCACAAAAAGTGATTTGGCTGGCGGGTAAGACGTAGCAGTCAATATCGAGAGGGTTACTAGGGCGTGATCATAGCTCAAAGGGGAGATCGAAAGTGCCAACCCCGATCACAGGCAGACGTATCTGTCTCAAGTAGGGCATAACTGTTTAGGGATACGATACCCATAAACGGGCTTGATGCGACGAACGGCTCCGACTGTTAAGATCGCTAGAGTGTAGATCAACCTTGGCATTGTTCGCCGAGGCAGTTCGATCTATGCTTTCGCTTAGAACCCACCAACTGTTAAATATATATCTAACCTTAGAGGCAGGATGAAAGAAGCATATAGGACTGGATATAAATACGCAGAATTAGGGAAGAGTGTAAAAGAGAATCCTTATTCTGGAAAAGAAGAGAAAGAGGAATTTATAAAAGGATTTTATGCGTGGCTAATGAAAAGCCAAGACAAAGTGTAAGGGAAATCCTTCCGTCGAGGAGACCCGCTGTTACTTACACAAAAGAACACGATGGAACCCGTTATCATATTTCTGTTGGATACGACAGGGTTGCGAAGCCAAAAGAAGTCTTTATAAGAGGAACCAAGACAGGTTCTCAGATGGATGATTTACTGGATGATGCGGGAGTTATAATCAGTCTGGCTTTGCAGAACGGAATCACCGCGACACAGTTAAAAAGAAGCACAGGAAATTCAATCATTGATGAAGTGCTGACAATCATAGAACATGGCTGACAGTAAGAAAAACTATGGGATGGAAAGTTTTCATCAGATTGTCCTGAAAAATAAAGAAGCTTCCGACGAATTATTAACCAGATTAAGGAATAGTAAAATGGGAAAAAAAAAGGGCTACGGTAAACCTACCCGCAAGCCCCTTCCAAAAAGTTAAACTCCACCATCTAACTGCAAGTTGTTGACTGCAGAATCTATGTAGTAAGCCCAAGCATATCCCCACCGGATAGCGCACTTTTTACAACAGAAATTATCGTCGATGTAGGTTTTGCCATCCCAAAGCTTAATGTAGACTGCCCGTTTATCGTTCCAGTCCACGCCAGGGTCGATTTCACGTAAAATAACGGGGTAATCATACGAAATTCTGCCGCAAATCAAGTCGGTCTTGTCTGACATAAAGGCAAGAACTTCTTTGCGGGTTTTGAGTCGAAATTTCCATACTTCACGTTTTGTTTCATATTTTGGGATATTGCTATAGCAAGTCCGACATTTCGGCTGTTTGTCGGAAACATATTTTTTTAGTCCAGTGCGTTGTATCGTTTGGACATATCCCATCATTCAGTCCTCCGCCTCAGCCTGTTTGACTAATGCTTTTTTGGTGCTGGACTTCATAGTATCGTTAAGTTTTTTGGCTGTCTCGTCGTCCGGTCCGATAAATATTATGTGTTCATCCCACCAACTGTCGAACTTACTTTTTGTCTTTTTTGCCATCATTCAGTCTCCCTTTGATATCCAGTAACAACCGCTGCATTTGCAAACGATATAGCGCATGGTGTGCTACAAAACTGGCCGTATTTAAACGCCCTGTATGTCCCACGGTTCAGTCGCCATACTGTGCGCTTACTGCCAGGAAAGTATTCTTTCTGAGACACTACTCTCGAATTGCCTTTGTATGGCTCCCCTTCTGGCAATATTATTGTTTCGTAGTATCCTCCTGCTTTTTTTCCACAGTTGGCACAAACTAATTGCTCTTCGATTTCGGTGTAATGGCTCCGTCCCCCGTAAGACATTATTCAGTCTCCATTCCACTCGGCGGTATCTTCCACAAGGATGTCTGTAAATCCTTCGTTTTTAAGGTTTTTCATAACTTCATCGTATGACTTACCGTAGGCATATCTCTCTGGATACGGCGGGGATGTCTCAACGTAAAACGCTCTATCTTTCATCAGTTAGTTCTCCCCTTTCTCGAATGAAGAACAAGTAGGACAATCAGGATTTAGTCGGGCTGATCTGAAACATTGTTCCCGACTTTTTGTTCCCCATCGTTTAATATCTATTTCGACGATCTTCTGAGTAGCGGCAAAGTCCGTACTGGAACCTATCGCTCCGCATTCGGGGCATGGCACTAGTGAACTTGTGGAAGTTATTTCTCCAACGTAATCAGTCGCACCACCAGTTTCGTCAACAACGATGCCATCTTCTTTTCCTAACACGTCCTCAACCTCGGCAAGAATTTCTGGCGAAACTACGTCTTTTAGTTCTAAGGGGAATACTTTTGTCATCTTATGCTCCATGTTCTATTTCAGAACGCGCCACTGCTTCGTCGGCCCAAAATTGTTCTTGTTGTTTGCGGTAAAGTTCAATTTGTTCGGAGGTGCATCTGTCCTCGTCGATTACGTTGATGCGTCCGGTTCCACGACAAGTCCCGCAAGGAGTGTTATATCCTCCATCCATATACGTTTCTTTTTCTTCCTGCGACCAATCGGCTAAATCGTCTTGAGTTAGCGCGATGCCGTGAAGCGCTTGGTAGCCTTTGCCGTCGCAAGTATTGCATAAGGCTAATTTCGTTGGAATTTCTTCCTCCACATCTTCGATCCATACTGTAAGTGGTGTGATTTCCATTTTCATTCACTCCGGTTATTAGTATATTAAAGATACCCATATATTAGGCCAATTCGGCCATATAAGTAAACACATTATATACAAAGCGGAATTCTATAATAAAAACAAAGGATTAGGAATGCCGATTCAGAGAGTAAAAGGGGGCTGGAAGTGGGGGCAGGCAGGAAAGGTGTTCAAGACGAAAAAGGGGGCTGTCAATCAGGCAAGAGCCATCTATGCTGCAAAGAGAAATCCCCACTATAAAAAGAACAATGGAATTAAAACAAGCTGACGTTAATAGTTTAAAGGCGTACCCCGAAAACGCTCGGACGCATAACGACAAACAAGTCGCCCAGATCGCGGAGTCCATTAAAGAGTTTGGATTTTGTGCGCCATGCCTGGTGGATGAAAAAGGTGTTCTTATTGCGGGACATGGGCGGGTTATGGCTGCTCAGAGTCTTGGCCTTAAAACCGTTCCAACAATTAGCATCGAACACTTAACACCGGAACAAGTTAAAGCGTACCGGCTGGCAGACAATCAATTGGCGTTAAATGCTGGATGGGACTTTGAACTGTTAGGACCTGTTGGGGTTCGATCCAAAAGAACTGGAAACCTTACTGGAGCGCAGTGAGGGTTTAACCGATCCCGACGAAGTACCGGAAGAGCCAGAAACGTCAGTTACCAAAGAGGGAGACTTATGGCTCCTGGGAAACCATCGTTTGCTATGTGGGGATAGTACAGACGAGAATGCTGTTCGTTCTGTACTGGGCAACGTCAAACCTCATTTGATGGTTACTGACCCTCCCTATGGGGTGGAGTATGACGCCAACTGGAGAAATGAGGCTGATAGGGCAAGTGGGAAAAAGATAGGAGCAAGGGCTGTTGCTCCTGTTCATAATGATGAAAGAGCAGACTGGTCCGAAGCGTGGGCATTGTTCCCAGGTGATGTTGCGTATGTTTGGCATGGCGGGATTGCAGCAGGAACCGTGTCTGAAAGTCTGCAAGCTAATAATTTCTCAATTCGCGCCCAGATAATTTGGTCAAAGAACAATATGGCTATTGGGCGTGGAGACTACCATTGGCAGCATGAGCCGTGCTGGTATGCGGTGAGGAAGAATAAAAAGGGACATTACTGCGGCGGACGCAAGCAGACAACGGTGTGGGAAATAGACAAGCCAATGAAGTCGGAAACAGGTCACAGTACACAGAAGCCTGTTGAATGTATGAAGCGACCCATCGAGAATAACTCGTCGCAGGGTCAGGCGGTATATGAGCCGTTCAGCGGGTCGGGAACGACTATTATAGCTGCGGAGATGACAGGCCGGTGCTGCCACGCTATTGAACTAAGCCCGTCTTATGTAGATATAGCTGTAGCCCGTTGGGAAAACTTTACTGGAAAGGACGCGACATTGGAAACAGGCGAGACATTTAAGGAGAAACGGGATGCACAAGCCAACTGATACGACAAAAGAACAAGTGCAGATGCTTGCGACTATAGGAACGCCGCAGGAAGTTATAGCGAGAGTAATCGGGATTGACCGTGGAACCCTGGCAAAGCACTATGCGGATGAACTGGAACTGAGTAAGTCGAAGGCCGATGCAAGGGTTGCTTTATCCTTATATCAAAATGCTATTAACGGAAATGTCGCTGCCCAGATATTCTGGTGCAAGACGAGACTCGGCTGGAAGGAAACCCAGGTTCTCGAACAGCGTCAGCGCATTAGTCCGGTGTCCCATTGAGGAAGTGTTTTACGGAGGTGCCAGAGGCGGCGGTAAAACTGACGGGATGCTTGGAAAGTTCGGAATCAAGGCGGCGAAGTACGGGCCGCATGTCCGAGGCATTTTCTTTCGCAGGGAACTTCCCCAACTGGATGCGGCGGTAGACCGGAGCAAAGAAATATATTTATCTCTCGGTGCGGAATATCAGGACTACAAAAAGCAATGGACATTTCCAAACGGAGCGACGTTGCGATTCAGGCCACTGGAACGCGATGCAGATGCAGAAAAATATCAGGGTCATTCCTATACCGATGTATTCTTTGAGGAATTAGGCAACTATCCCAATCCGACCCCTGTGATGAAACTGAAAGCGACCTTGCGATCCGCTGAAAGCATCCCCTGCCAGTTTCATGCAACAGGAAACCCTGGAGGACCAGGACACAACTGGGTCAAAGCACGATATGTCGACCCCGCTCCGCAGGGCTGGAAGATTCTTAAAGAAGGCAATTCCAGCCGCATTTTCATTCCTGCCAGGATATCAGACAATCAGATTTTAATGACTGCAGACCCAGGGTATGTTGACCGATTGAAGGCAACGGGTTCTGCGGAATTAGTCAGGGCATGGCTGGAGGGTGATTGGGATGTTATCGAGGGAGCCTTTTTTGAATGTTGGCGGTCTGAAAAGCATGTCGTTCATCCGTTTGAAATTCCTGACCATTGGCTAAAATTTCGGTCTTTCGATTGGGGCTCGGCTGCTCCTTTCAGTGTTGGATGGTGGGCGGTATCGGACGGTACGGAAGTCGATGCGGCGGTATATCCCAAGGGGGCGTTGATACGGTATAGAGAATGGTATGGAGCAA